CATCATTGGCTGTTGTCCTTGCTCCTGTATAGGAGGAGGACTTGGGTTTAAAAGTTCTCTTGCCATCATAATTACATTGGCGTAATCAGGATGAGGGGGTAACTCAGCACCTTCTTTAGTAGCTTGATAGTTAAATCTGCCCACTCTTGAAAGTGTTTATCGATAGATACTGCTAATTGTTTAGCATTATCATCCATTGTATTTTTACTCTGTGCATCTGTATATGCAACGTTAGCTTCTGCAAGTGCTGCATCAGCTTGTGCTTTACGATTTTCTAGTTCTTTTGCTTGATTCTGTATATCAGAATTTTTCTTCATATCCTCAGCGGCTCTTTGTTTAAACTCTTCAGTAGTGTAATCTTCAAGATAATCGTTACTGTTAAGTTGCATTGACTCTATTAATTGGGTTGCAAGGACTGCTGCAGCCTCTGGTTTAACAACTAAACCCATTCCTTGTTGATTTAATGCAGGTAATATTTCTGAACCTACTTTTCCTAGTTTTTGTATTCTTGTACTATTACTATTTTCACCAATATCTAAAAAGATTTCAACATCCATAGTCTTAGGTAGTTTAGAAATATCCACCATTTTATAAACACCATCGGCATAAATACTTTGTTTAGCTTTCATGTTTTTAACCATGGTTTCATAAACACCTGTGATTAATTGCTTAAATCCAGTTTCAGCAAATCTACGCCCGATATGCTGGATTCTCTTTTGAGCAGCTGATTGTACAGCTGAAAGCTTCTGTTCAGAGTTTCCAGAAACGTAGAGAGTATCGTTTAAACCCTGTGCAGCCTTTGACATTCCAGTTGCTTGTTCCTTAATCATTTGAAGGTGTTCTAGCAACGGAACAGTACCTGTTGAAATAGCCTCTGGTGGTAGTGCTGCAACTGCTGCCGTTGGATTACCGTTAGTTGGGATAATCTGTTTTGGCTTCATGTTTTGCAATGCACTAAAATCCACGACATTTGGATCAGCTAATTTTGGACTGTAGTTAGTGAGATATGTATTCTCGACAAAGCCTCTTAGTATAGCAGTACTGGCTAAGGTACTACTCCTAGTGAAGTCTGCCATTGATAAACCAAAGAACTCATGAGGTATGTCAATAGGAACTATACTTGCCAATGGGATTTTTTCACAATCCTCTTCAAATAATATATGACCACCCACAGTGATAAGGTGTTTAAGTTCCGCTATACCATCACCATCTCTATCAACTCTAATCCATGACTCTGTCAATGTAACTAGTTGATTAGCTTCTAGTGGATAGCCTGATTTACCCTCATATCCTTGCCAATAACGTTGTCCTGTTATTTCTTTTCTTGCAGCAACGTCTTCGCTGTAGTTTCCACTACCAAGCCAATCGTCACCTGTATCTAATTCAGCCCATTCGTCCTCTGTTATACTTTCTCCCCACTCAGGATAGTACTGTCTTACTTCTGACCTTGTCATCTCAGACTGTATACCTACGTAGTTTGCATCCTCTATTTCTCTGGCTTCATTAGATATTCTAAATGATTCAGGTGGAATACACTCTAGTTTGATTCTGCTCTTATTTATCTTTTTCCTTAGTCTAACGTCTATATAAGAGATCGTTTCCGAAGTAGGATTGAGCGTTAGCTCGTTGACGATTTCGATATTTTCATCTGCAAGGATTTCATCTAACTTAGCTTCATCAATTTCATCAAACTCTTCAATAACGTAATCGTAATCTTCAATGTAATCCCATCTTATAATAGCATTTTTCCAAAGGAGAGCTGACTTTATCCAAGTCTGGAGTATCTCCCATCCTTTATTCTTTTTAAATATACAGTAATTTACTACATTACTAGCATCTTTTGCAGCTTGAAAAGCTCCAGGCGTGTCATCATAAGGAATAAACCGAGCTAATTTCTGATTGTTTAAAAACAAATCAGATAAGACTGCTGTGTATGCTTCAATTACTTCTGTTGTGCTTGTGTCAACTATGGTGCTCACACCTTGAGGTGCAAGGTGATCCATTGCTACACCAGCGTATTCGTATGTACTCTTTAATCTCTCACGAGAGAGATCTGAACTGTTTAGCCAATCGCCACTACTGGCTTGTATACCAGACTCGATTTGGACTATGAGCTGCTCATCACTAACAGCTTCTTTGTAACCATTCATAACGTACCTCTTCCAGTGTATATGGGTTTACTAGCTTCCATTACTTTCTTTTCGTATTTTCCAGGCTTAGATAATTCTGTTTTTCTTTTCACTTTATTCTGTACTGGACTACTCTTCGTTACATTTTGAATGTATCTTGTTGCTGTTATTTTCATTTGAGACTCCTGCTCTATTATTTAACACTTCCATCTTTTTCTTGCTTGTCTTAAACGACTATTAGGATCTTTAGCTGCTTTAGGAAATTGTTTCATTTGCCCTGCTGATCTCGCACAGTAAGACTTTCTTCTCTTAGCTCTAGCACCAGTAGGATTGCTTTCTGTGACTGCAGTCTTTAGTTTACTTCCAGGATTATCTCTCCTGTACTTAGCTACACCCTTAGCACTCATTCCAGCTCCAGCTTTAGTCGGTCTCTTATAACCGCCACCAATAGTCTGTCCTTTCATTGTACCCTTTAAGGGGACTTTCTTTTTTCTTTCTGCCATACTAATAACCTGTACTATCTTCTTTTACTAAGAGTAAATCAAATGTAGCTGTTACTCTCGTGTTATTTGTTTCAACTTCTGAAGCTCTCATTTCTATATCTGTCTTTTCCTCAAGCTTAATAGGTAATGGGAAGTTCATAGAATAAGTTCCTTCATAAAGTTCTGTTAAATGTAGTATCTTAAAAGCTTGATTAAACTCTCTTTGATACATTGCAATTTGTACATCTTCATTTTTATTTACAGAAGCACCTAGCTGAAGTAAATAAGCAGTATAGCCTGCAGGAACTGTATATACAGCCATAAGAGTTTGAGAATAACCAATATCAATTTGAGAAACAACTGTACCTGTTCCTGAACCTGTTCTCAAGGTTATTGTTCCTGCATTTTCAGCAGTGTGATTGTATATCATACGATATACTCTCTTGAATTGGTTTGTGGTTGCTACTGCTGTTGTTCCATTTAATGTGATAACTTCAGTTAATTTATTATAGTTAGCGTCTAATCCTTCAATTGTCATTTCTTCTGTATCTGAAGTACTTGTCGATATGCCATATAAAACTTGTGCAGTATTAAGAGATGCCCAAGGATATAATCCTCCTCCAGTCCAAATTGTCTCTGGATCTGTATTGCTATCAATTTGAAAGTTAGCTCCAAACTTATGGATTCTTTCGTGTCCTGCAACAAGCTCTTTACTTACCGACAAATAAAATGGTTCGGCAGTATTTCGTCTTATATATCGTTCTTCAATGACTGCTTTAGGTCGTGCCATAGTTCCTCTCCTATTTTTTCTTTTCTAGCCAAGCTGTTGTACCCATGTATGCACCGACAATACCAGCTCCACTAATGTAGAAAAGATTGCTGATGTCAGAGAGTGCTTCTACTCTTTCTAGAGGTACAAAGAACATAGCTGCAGTGAATGCACCCATGGCTATCAAGGTTGACCTCGCCATACGCAGTTGTGCTAATTGTTTTCTTAAAGCTGTTTCTGTTTCTTTAATAGTTTTAACATGAGATAGTTCTTCATCACTCACAATACCATCGCCATCCTCATCGTATTCTTCATACTTACTTCCTTTCTGTAGTTTTTTCATAAGCTTCTTTTATCTCTTTAATAGTTCTAAAACAACCTAGGCATACTCCCTTTTCGTCTAACCGACAAAGACCTATGCATGGTGTGTTCATTGTTCTATCCTCTAATAGTGGGCTTTTCCTACCCTTTGCAGCCCAGACAAAGTGAGGACAATGGTAGATAAGTGGGTTGGGTACTAACGCACCCTTCCTTAGTGTACAGATCCGAGTTTATCTAACTCAGCCTGTAATTCTTCATCTGTGAGATCACCTGCGTCTATATTAGTCTGTGTGACATCTCTTCGAGATAGTTTTGGTGCTTGATACTCAGCGAGTATACTGGCTACCTTTACAATCTGTTCGGCATCATCATCTTCCATAGCTCTGACTAAAACATAGTTAAGTGCTTCTATAGCATTTGGTGCATCGTCACCCATACTATTCATTGCCAATATAGTATTCTTAGCAAGTTCTCTTTGTTCTTTATTTTTTCTACGAGTCTCAAGACCCCTTAATCGATATTCATTAGCCATTTCAGAAGACTTTATCTTCTCTAAGTTAGATAATGACTTTTCACTGGGTTTTACAGCCATGTCGTATTCTCCTGTTCAAACGAACCTATTC